GAAGACTATGATGAGCTCGATGAAGCCATTGATCTTGATACAGTTCATGTAGATGCCCGTAAGGCTGCTGAAGTAGGCGCTGGCAAGTTTGCCCGTCCAGATGTCAGCAAGACCAGTCCAACACCAAAAACAGCTCACAGCCCAGTTCCTGGTGCTGCGCCAGTTGTAACCGGCAAAGGCGCAAAGGCTGACGGCTATCATCTGCAAGCTGCTCCCAAGAGCGACAGCATGAACATCACCAACCGTCGCAAGAAGGCTAGTGAAGACATGACTCATGTAAGCAAGGAAGGCAGCACAAAAGCCATGCTGAACAAGGATCGTTCCGAAGGCTTTGGTACTGCAAACGTTCGCAGCCCACTGGGCAGCACCGGTACCACACCAAAGAAGTAACAAATCAATCAAAAACTATGCTGTAACTCAAAAGGTTACAGCATAGTTCTTTGAAAACCGCAGGTTTTTTAAATGAAAAACATGGCTTTTCAAACCGGTTGTTAAATATTGTTACTACGAAACAAAACAGGAAACTAAAATGGTCTCAATTCTGCAAGAACACTTGCATTTTGATGATGCACAAATGAAAGTAGTTACCGAAGCCATTGAAGGTGGTCACAAAAACCTCTTCATGGAAGGAATTTTCATCCAAGGCGGAATCAAAAATCATAACGGAAGAGTCTATCCTGTCGACGAGATTCGCAAAGCCGTAGAGCTAGTGAATTCAAGTATTGCCAAAGACAATGGGGTTCCTGGTGAACTGGATCACCCACAAGAGCTTCAAATTCATCTAGACCGTGTAAGTCACAGCATTCAAAAGATGTGGATGGACGGGCCCAATGGCATAGGCAAACTGAAAGTACTACCAACACCTTGCGGTCAAATTGCAAAAACCTTGCTTGAGAGTGGTGTAAAACTTGGCGTTTCATCACGTGGCTCAGGCAATGTCGACCCCTATGGGAACGTTTCAGATTTTGAAATGTTAACAGTCGACATAGTGGCCAAACCTTCGGCACCAAGTGCATATCCAGTACCTGTATATGAGGCTATGTATCACAGAAGGCTCGGCAGCAACATCAGAGACTTGGCAGAAAGCGTGCGTCATGATGAGAAGGCCCAAAAGCATCTCACCAAGACCCTGCTACGCTGGGTTAACGAGTTGAAGATTTAACAAGGAGACGCCAGTCCTATGGAAAAACAACTACAAGAGCTCCTGGAGAACGAAGTGCTTGGCCCCGAAGCCAAAACTGCCCTTCAGGAAGCATTCACACACAAGCTCAAAGAAGCTGAGACAAAGCTCCAAGAAAGTTATGCTCACCGCTTCGAGCACGAGCGCGGATTGCTTGTGGAAGCCATGGACAAGATGTTGAACGATGTTGTGAGAAAAGAACTCAGTGAGTTCGCTCAAGACAAGCAAGCAGTGGCAACTAAAAAGGTGCAACTCACCAAAGCTGTCAGTGAAGCAAAATCCACTTACAACAAAAAGCTGGCCCAACATGTGAAAATGATGGAACAGTTTATGCAAGGCGAGATCCGGAAGGAAATTGCTGAGTTCCAAGCCGACAGACAACAGTTGGCTGTTCAACGCAAATCTATGGCTAAAGAACTGCTGGAGAGCAAGAAAAGCACTCAAGCTGTCCTCGAAGCTAAAATTGGCAAACTGGAGAACTTTGTTCTCAAACAACTGTCTGAAGAAATTTCCGAATTTCAACGTGACAAAAAGGCTCTGGTTGAGCAACGAATCAAACTGGCAAGCGAAGCAAAGCGCAAGCTGGATGAGACTCAACGCTCATTTGTCAACAGAGCAACCACTGTGGTTGATAAAACCTTGAACGAGGTGATCAAGCGCGAGTTGGTGCAATGGAGAGACGACATCAAAATTGCTCGTGAGAACAATTTTGGTCGTAAGATCTTCGAAGCTGTGGCCGCTGAATTCATGACCAGCTACCTTGCAGAAGGTACTCAAGTCAAAAAGCTCAGTGATCAACTCAAGAAGCAACAAGCAGCACTAGCTGAAGCACAAAAGGCAATTCATGAGAAAGAAAATCTCCTGGAAAGCGTCCGTGCACAAAGCCGTGCAGCACAAGCTCAGCTTCAAAGAGCACAAGTGCTCAATGAGCTATTGAGTCCCTTGGCCAGAGACAAGAAAAAGATCATGGAAAGCCTCCTGGAAGATGTGAAAACCGCACACCTAAAAGAAAGCTACCACAGATACTTGCCCGCAGTATTGAACCAAACTGCTGCCTCTGCGCCAAAAGCAGCGCCAGTAGCACCCAGAAAAGCTGTGGCTCATTCCGGAGACCGCGTAAGTCTCGTGGAAACACAACAAAACCCAACTGAAGATCCTGATCTTCAAAATATCTTGTATTTGGCCGGTGTAGCCAAAGCACAATAAGGAGAAAATGACTATGAAAGGCAACCTTTTTGAAGCCAACTGGAATCTCACCAGAGACGCTCTCTGCGAGGGCCTCACCGGCAATCGCAAGAAAGTTATGGAAGTGGTTCTAGAGAATACCAAGCGTGACCTAAGCAGCAAGGCTGGTATCTTGTTTGAAAATGCAACTCCTGGCGCCACAAGCCAAGGCAATGTTGCAACATTGAACAAGGTTATCCTTCCTGTTATCCGTCGAGTGATGCCCACAGTGATCGCTAACGAGATCATTGGCGTGCAGCCCATGACAGGACCTGTTGGACAAATCCACACATTGCGTGTGCGTTATGCTGACACCTTCCCCAATCCTGCTGTTGCAGGTGGCGTGATTGCTGGTACAGAAGCACTCAGCCCATTTGACATTGCTCGCTTCTACAGCGGCAACGGCGACGTCAACAACCCTCGCGGTGCTGCTGCTGCAACACTGGAAGGCACAGCTGGCAAGAGACTGAACATCCAAATCCTCAAGGAAACTGTGGAAGCCAAGACCCGCAAGCTCAGCGCTCGCTGGACTTTCGAGGCTGCACAAGATGCACAAGCCCAACAAGGCATTGACATCGAAGCTGAGATCATGGCTGCTCTCGCTCAAGAAATCACAGCTGAAATTGACCAAGAAATCTTGAACAGCCTGCGCAACCTCGCTGGCATCACTCTCACATACGACCAAGGCGCCGTGAGCGGCACTGCCACATTCGTTGGTGACGAGCATGCTGCTCTTGCTGTGCTGATCAACCGTGGTGCAAACTTGATTGCTGCCCGCACACGTCGTGGTGCTGGTAACTGGGTTGTGGTTTCCCCCACAGCACTCACAATCCTGCAAAGCGCAACAACTTCTGCTTTCGCTCGCACAACTGAGGGCACTTTCGAAGCTCCAACCAACACAAAGTTCGTTGGCGTTCTGAACAACTCCGTGCGTGTGTATGTGGACCAATATGCTGCTGACGACACTCCTGTGCTCGTGGGTTACAAGGGCCCTGGTGAGATTGATGCGGCTGCATATTACTGCCCATATGTGCCACTAACAAGCAGTGGTGTTGTGATTGATCCCAACACCTTCGAGCCAGTGGTATCTTTCATGACACGATATGGTTACCTGGAACTCAGCAACGTTGCAAGTTCACTTGGTAATGCAGCTGACTACTTGGCTGGTATCGCTGTTAACACGGCGAACTTGAAATTTTTGTGAGCAATATCAAAGGGTTACGTAATGTACCCTTTGAAACACAAAGTTCAAAGCAAAAAGCCCAGCAATGCTGGGCTTTTTCTTGTTTAAAATAAATCCCACCCCTGTGATTTCAATATTTCCAGCCAATCGGGCGGCAATGATCCAACAACCTTGATCCTGAATACCTTATAACCATTATCAATAGCCAGTTGTGTTTTCATTGCATCTTTTTGTTGTGCCTGATAGTACAACTCTTTTCTTTCCTCGATGCTCATATTCTTATTGCCGTGCATCATGAAATTCCAATGATACGGACCATCAATTTCTACCACACAGTCTCCCACAGCAAAGTCAAAAAGACGATTACCAATTCTAAAATTTTTCTTGTAGGACAGATTTCTGTCTTTGAGTTGCTGCTCAAATTCTTGCTCTGGTTTGGTGTTGAATAGCTTGGGTATAATTTTGTCTGGATTCTTTTCAATGAAGTCTAATCTAGCCTCAGAATACTTGGCTTTCTGAGCGTCTGTCATTTTTTGACCTCGACGAGCATTTAACATCTGCTCCACTTTCTGCTGCACAAGCTCTGGGCTGCGGTTTCCAGCTACCTCTTTCATGCGAGCTCTAAACTCTGCAGACCGCTTCATACCACGTTGAGGACTACCTCCATTCTCCTGGAGAAATTGTTGATAACTGTCTCGCCACTTGGCTATTTCTTCCTCACCTCGCTTTTTCCCTTTGTGTTTGGCACCAATTTTTTGTTTGGTTTCTTCGCTGTGTTTTCTGCCAGTACGTAGTTGTTTGTGACGAGCACGCAACTCCTCAGTCCATGGCTTCATAGCACTAACAGGATGCCCTGGAAATTGCTCTTGGTATTCTTGACTTGATAGTCCATGACTTTTGAGATGCTTACCTACCAAGGTACCTAATTGTCTTTTGCAGATTTGACATTCGATCATTTCTCAAACTCTCCTATTTAAGTTTGTAATATTTATGGCTAAATGTCAAAAATTCCATAAAAAAGGCCCGGGAGAAATCCCGGGCCTTTCATGTTTTATACCATATCCATTTAGCGTTGCCACAATCCCAAATCCTTTCCAAGCCGGCCCCTTGGGCCATGGAATATTCAGTGCAGCCTTCGGTAACAAGATGGGGATACTTTTTGATCATAGCCTGTTTGTTGAATGTAAATCTATGATATCGTTTGAAGTCAGGATTTTTGAGACTGAAATACCAATAATTGGGCAGGGTATCTTCAAAGCGTCTAAATCCCAGATGTGCAAGATATAACCCTTGGCCCCATCTGAGGTCCGCATAACTGAGCACACTTCGGGGCTGATATATTTTCTCAAAATGATTAAACAATCTTGCAGCAATACCAGCATAATGCTGCCCATCTGTGCTGAATCGCACCATTTCCCACTGCCAAATTTCTTTGGGCTTTGTGAACTTTCGACCTTGACTGAATGTCATCACAGCAACCAATTTTTGATTCAGGTCATATGCACCCACAGCAACTTCTGCTTTGGCTGCGCCACTTATATGATGAGTGTTCAAGAAATCTGTTGCTTGACTACTGGAGATGAAAGAGAGTGAGAGGCATCGAGCCCCAGGCCCTCGTTTATTGATTCCTA